TTTACGGAACAGTTGATTATAACGCTAATACCTTTGCTGTTACAACTAATGGTAGAGGTTACAAGCGTACGGGTCCAAGCCTAGGTGTTGGACACGACATTAACATTGAAAATGGAACTTGGACTGCCAACGGCACCACCATTTCTGTAACTATGTCTGGTGATCATAACCTTGAAACTGGAATGGAGAGATATATCTTCTTCACTTCTGGCGGAACAGTCCCTGGTTCTAGTGGTACTTTGTCATATAGTTCTTTGAATGGGGTATATAGAATTACCAAGACTGGTGACGCAACCTTTACAATTACCTCCACTGTAGCTCTTCAGGAAACTAGCGCTACACTACAGATTCGTCCAATCGTTAGACTCTACGCATAAAGTAGCTAAAGCTCATCTTTGAACCCGCTACACTGTAGAGTCTACTCCCGAATCTCTTCTTTGTCAAGTATAAATACATCTAAAAGCTTTGTCTGATGGCTCTTGTAACCGACAAATTTAGGATTTATGCTGCCGAGGCGTTCCGAAACACCTTGGGCAGCGCAGGCTCTGATGCCAATAGAGTCTATCTCTTTGTAGGTAGACCTAAGGCATGGGCAGGTAACACGGATTCGCCTCCCACAGACGAGCCTATTGACTCCTTTACATACCATCGTCAGGTATACTCTGATTCGGTAGCATATAAGCGTGTAGATATTTCTGACACTGCTTTGGTTATTCCTAGAGTCGATTGGATTGACCCAACAGAAACTACTGGTGGTACAGGTCGTACATATTCAATGTACAAACCTGATTATTCACCATCAAAGACGACAGCAAATGGCGCGACCCGTTTGTATGACTCTAACTTCTATGTGATGAACTCTGACTTTAATGTCTACAAGTGTCTTTATAATGGTCAGACTCCTGAATTTCCTAAAGGTCGTCCCTCGCTAGTAGAGCCAACTGGCACTTCGACCACGGTTATTGAGACAAACGATTCTGCTGACTATAAGTATCGTTGGAAGTACATGTACACCATCGATGCTGATAACATCCTGAAGTTCGTTACCTCTGAGTTTATTCCTGTTCTTGATAATGCTCTGGTAGAAGCTGCTGCTGGTTCTGGTTCGGTTGACACCATTGTTATTGAGAATGCTGGTGCTGGTTACAACAATGGTACATTCACTAACGTACCCATTCGTGGTGATTGGGAGATCAACGGAGGAACTCAAGCATACTGTTCTATCACTGTTGTTTCTGGTAGTATTAGTAATGTTACCGTTACTCAGTCTGGATCCAAATATAGTTTTGCTACCATTGATGTTGGTTTGATTCCAAATATCGGTACTGGTGCTAACGCAAATTTGGATATCATTATTCCACCCAACGGTGGTCATGGTTCTGATGCTGTTAGAGAACTTGGATCTTATCGTTTGATGTTTGCTTCCAAGCTTGAAACCTCTACTGCGTTTGTTGACTTCCCAACAGACCTCACATTCCGTAGAGTCGGTCTGGTTCTTAACCCATATGACTACAACACCACAACGGTGTCTTCTCAAAACACAAGATCTGGTGTAAAAGCCATGATCTTCCCTCAGTCTGGAACTGGCGCCCCTAGCGGAACATTCCAGCCTGGATCTACAATCTCACAGGCAACTACACTCGCAAAAGGATATGTAGTTTCCTATGATTCCAATACTAAGCTTTTGAAGTATTACCAGGATTCATTTGATGGAGTTACTTCAGGTAACATCATTGAGTTCTCTGGTAACTATGAAATTACCTCATCTGATTTGATCACTGCCACTCCCGACTCTACTTTTGGTACAGCATCTGTTCCTAAGAGTCAGATTCAGATTGGTGTTTCTGTTTATGAACTTGGTCTCTCTTTTGTCGAGGGTTATGCTAACGGAGAGGTTCAAATCAACTCTGGAGAAATCCTCTACATAGATAATAGGAACCCGATTTCCAGATCGGCGGATCAGAACGAAGAGCTCAAAGTAGTAATTGAATTCTAAATGGCACAGAATACCAACCTTAATATCTCCCCTTATTTTGACGACTTTGATGAGGATAAGGGGTTTCTCAAGGTACTGTTTAAGCCTGGATACCCAGTCCAAGCTAGAGAACTAACTACCCTACAGTCACTGCTTCAGAACCAAATCAACTCGTTTGGTCAGGGCATCTACCGTGAGGGTAGTATGGTTGTGCCTGGGGGTATTACCCTCAACAAACAGTATCCAGTTGTACTTGTACAAAATAACTATCTCAACCTTCCCGTTGAGCTCTATAGGGAAGCGCTGAATAATAAGGTAATCAAAGGTTCTAACTCGAACATTCGTGCTCGTGTAAACTTCAGTATTAGTGCCGCTGAGTCTACTCGTGGATACGTTTCGTTCTATTTGACCTACCTGACAAAAGCAGACGATAATACTACTAGCGTCTTCCAGGCTGGCGAAGTTCTGACTTGTGAAGAAGATATTACTTACAGCACATCCACTATTGTTGCTGGTACGCCTCTGGCTCAGTTGCTGAACTCCAACAGCACTGCCATTGCTTCTACCGCTAACATTGGTAGAGGTGTTTATTTTGTTCGTGGTTATTTTGTAACCGTACCTGAGCAAACAGTTGTTCTTGATCAATATAGCAACAACCCATCATATAAGGTTGGTTTGAAGGTTGAGGAAAGAATCATCACTGCTGATGAAGATCCTACCCTTTATGACAACGCAATTGGTAGCACAAACTTCTCTGCTCCTGGTGCTGATCGCTTCAAGATCAACCTGACCCTAATCAAAAAGGAACTTAAAGATCCTAACTCCGCTGACTTTATTGAACTTCTCCGTACCAATGAAGGTAAATTGGAGAGTAAAGTAGAGCGTAGTGATCTTAGTTATATTAATGATATTCTGGCTCTTAGAACAAAAGAAGAGTCTGGAGATTATTATGTCAAGAGATTCTCTATTGATGTTAGAGAAAATCTCAACAACGCTTTTAATAATGGTGTATATGAATCGGATGCTGTTACTCAAGATGGCAATGATCCATCTGAGGACAAGATGTCCATTCAGATCTCCCCTGGTACTGCCTACATCTCTGGTTACAGAACTGAGAAACTGGCAAACACCTTTAAGGATAGTGATAAACCAAGAACTTTTACTGCTGCTGATTCCCAGTCGTTTGCTTCTGACTTTGGAAACTACGTCCTGGTGGACGAATTGTATGGTGGCGTAGAACTTTACGAAACTGTAGAACTTCGTGATAGACTGGTAACTACCCCTGGCACTGCTGTGGGTAATGTTATTGGTCTTACTAGAGTCTTTGGCTTTAGTTTTGATTCTGGTGTTAGAGATGCCTCTAGCACAATTTACCGAGTAAATGTCTCGGATACGACGTTGTTCACCACCCTCACCATGACTGGTGCGGTAACTTGGGTCCAAGGAACCAAAATTGTTGGTGTCAACTCTGGCGCGTCTGGCTTTGTTAGAACCAATGGTTCTAATTCCACTTGTACTGTATACGGAATCACTGGCAACTTTGTTGCTGGTGAAGCCGTTAGGTATGAAAGTGCTTCCAGTAACCTGGGAACAATTTCTAGCATCTACGGATATCAATTTAGCGATATCCGTTCTATGACCCTCAGTGGCACTTTTACTGCTAATGTCCTTTTGGACGTTCAAGCAACTGTTTCTGCTAACGGTCCTGTTGTTAGTGGGGTATCTGGAGGAAACGCTACTATCACTGCTAGCCTGTCTAACTTTACGGCTCAGTTGAGAATTGGTGATATCATTCGTTTCTCTAACAACAATCAACAACATACCGCTAGAGTTACTAATGTAACTAGCAACTCTAGTTTCACTATTACTAGAGAGGGTTCTACTACCCTGACTAATAGTGCTGTAACTTCTGCTATTACTCTTACGAGACCTCAGATTCAATTCGCTACTAAGCGTGCTCTGATTACTCCTATTCCCAAGGCTGCTGTCAAATCTACCAGCACAAATAGCCAGGGTGCTTCTGTAACTCCTCTGGGTTATTTCCGTAAGTCATACGTTATTCCTTCTTCTGAGATCACTAGCGGTTCGTTCTCGCTTTCTGCTGGATCAAACCTTGTCTTTAGGGCACCACAAGACGCTGATGATTTCCAAATCATTGTAACTAGCGTCTCTTCTGGAACTGGTGTTCTTGGTAATAGTTATACTTACCCCAATTTTACTACTAGCACTGGTGCTGGATCTGCTTCCGTTTCTGTTTCTGGTCTTCCCACTACAGTTAATGGTTGTATTGTAATTGCCACAGTATACAGTAGCAATAGATCTGCTAAGTCTAAGACCACTGAACGCATGAAAGTGGCTTTGATTGATAGATCTGCTCTTGGCAGTTCTAATGGTCTTACCAGTTATACAACTGGTTATGGCACTAGAGTTGAGGATCGTACAATCTCTTTGGGTTGTCCTGATGTCTTTAAGATTAAGGCAGTCTATGAATCCAAAGATTCTCAGTCTCCTGTTATTCCACACTTCTCATATACCAACCTAGTTGGTTCTTATGCGATCAACCAGATTATAACTGGTGCTTCTTCTGGCGCTAAAGCACAGATTGTATCCTTTGATAGTAACTATGTTTACTATGTGATGCTAACTGATACTCTGTTTGATAACGCAGAGATCATTACTACTGAAACAACCAGCGCTCGCATCGTAGCCAATAGCATTGTTTTAGGTAGTTCTAATGTAACCAGTGCTTACGAATTAGACAATGGTCAAAGAGAGCAGTATTATGATTATTCCAGACTGGTTAGAAAGTCTGGCTATGCTGCTCCTACTCACAAACTGCTTGTAATTTTTGATAGATTTGTAACCACTGGTGGTGATGGTTTCTATACTGTAGATTCTTACTCTAGTGAAGTATACAAAGAGATTCCAACTTTTGCTGAGTTCCCACTGAGAAATGTTTTGGACTTCCGTCCAATGGTTCCAAGCCTGATCAGTGGATCTGGTACAAGACTGTCTCCTTTTGAGCATACTTCTTCGGGCAAACTTGACTTTGACAATAGAGACTTTACTGGTAATTTCGTTGGTCTTCCTGGTCAGTCTGATACCACTATTCTTTCTTATGAATATTACTTGGGTAGAACTGATAAAGTATTCATCAACAAAGATAATAAGATTCAAGTAATTAAAGGTGAACCTGCTGAAAATCCAGTAGAGCCTTCTGAGATTGAAGATGCCATGCTTCTGGCTACCATCTTCATGCGTCCCTACATCTTTGATATCGACAAAGATGTCGATATTACTCAGACAAACTATAAGAGATATACTTTTAGAGATATCCAACAGTTAGAAACCAGAATTAAAACTCTGGAATACTACACTCAACTGTCTCTCCTTGAAACTGAAACTGCTACTCTTCAGATCAGAGATACCAATGGTCTGGACAGATTTAAGAATGGTTTTATTGTAGACAACTTTGCTTCTCTGGGAACTAGCGATACATTCCATCCAGACTACAGAGTTTCTATTGACTTTGAAGAAGGTCATCTGCGTCCTTCTCACTATACAACTAACGTTCCTTTGATCGTTAGCTCCAATTCCACCAACATCCAGCAGACTGGCGACATCATCACCCTGCCTTATAGTGATGTTGTTTTGGTTGACCAGCCATTTGCCTCTGCCCTTGAGAATGTTAACCCATTCAACGTCTTTACTTTCGTTGGTGATATCAAACTCTATCCTGAGTCTGATGACTGGGTAGATACTAAATCTCTGGCTGCTCTTCAGGGTCCAACTGTTGAGGGTAACTACCAGACCACTCTCCGTGATATGAGAGCGGACCAGAATGGTATTACTCCTATTCAGTGGGGTTCCTGGCAAACCACATGGTCTGGTCGTATTTGGTTTAGTCGCCAAGTTACTACAGGTAAGGGTAAGAATCGTTCGACTCGTACAGAACGTTTCTCTAGAGTTAGAACAGACCAGACCAGAACTGGTGTCCGTTACAGAATTACTCCTATCATTGAGCAGCAGTCTCTTGGTAATAGAGTTGTTTCTGTTGAGCACATTCAAAATATGCGCTCTAGAAATATTGAGTTTAAGGCAGAGAAACTTAAGCCCAAAACTCGTTTCTATGCTTTCTTTGATGGCGTTTCAGTCAAGTCTTACATCACACCTAAGATGTTGGAAGTGACTAAGAATCCCAATGATGACTCTGACACCAATAGTATTCCATTCCAAGTTGGTGAAACTGTTAAAGGTTTGACTTCTGGTGCGACCCTTCGCATTCTTGAGCCAAACAATGAGTACACTGTAAACCCATACACTAACCAGAATATCGCATCAGTTAACGATTATACTGCTAACCTTGGTTGGATTAACCTTGACACCACTTCGCTTGCCGCTCAGGCTCTGGGTGCTTATTCGGGCAATCCTATCGCTGGTGAAATTCTTGTTGGTCAGTCTTCTGGTGCTAAGGCAAAGGTTAAGGAAAGAAGATTGGTTACTGACCAGGCAGGTTTCCTGAAAGGTACATTCTTTATCCCCGATCCAAGCAAATCTACTAATCCCAAGTTCAAGACTGGTACTCGTGTATTCCGCTTGTCGGATACCACTAATGATTCTACAGTTGTTGGTGAGTCTGAGTCCAGCGCTCAAACTGAATACAGCGCAACTGGTATTCTCCAGACCACTCAGGAAACAATCATCTCGGTTCGTAATGCTAAACTCGATGAAGAGAGATTGACTCAAAACAGAACTCTGTGGTCTGACCCACTGGCTCAAACTTTCTTGATTCAAGATGACGAGCTTGAGGGTGGTGTATTCCTTACCAAGATTGATCTGTACTTCCAGCAGAAGGACTCTGAGATTCCTGTTGCTATTGACATCCGTACAGTAGAAAATGGTATTCCAACTCAGACTATTCTTCCTTTCTCTAAGGTCATTAAGAAAGCGGGTGATGTAGTTACTTCTGCTGATGCTTCGGCTCCTACTACCTTTACATTTGAATCTCCCGTTTATATCCCCCACCAAACTGAGCATTGTATCGTCGTAACCTCTGACTCTAATCAGTACAAGGTGTTCATCTCCTTGCTGGGTGAGGATGCTATCGACGCTGCTCATGCTGGTGAGAAGATCTCTGAGCAACCCTATATCGGTGTACTGTTCAAGTCTCAGAACGCTTCTACTTGGACACCTTCTCAGTTTGAAGACCTGATGTTCAAGATCTACAGAGCAGACTTTGTTCTGCCTACTACTCTGAATCAGTCTCAAGTCTTCCTGAACAACGCTACTCTCGAAGAGAACAACGGTGGTTTCCTTCCACTGCTGCCAAACTCGATTGCTGTAACTGACGATCAAGCATACATTGAAGTTTTCCACAGCAACCACGGCATGCAGAGTAATGCCAACTATGTGATATTGGATGGTGTTATTTCTGAAATTGGTGACACTGTACTTTCTAGCGATTTGTCTGCTACGGCTTCTCAGATTGTTGTCTCTGATGCCTCACTATTCCACCGCTGTATCGGCGGCAACAGCACTCAAGCCGCTTCTCTGACTGCTTCTAACACTGGTCCTGGTAACGCCGCTCCTGCGGTCTCTGACACCAATCCTGGATTCATTAAGATTGGCGATGAGATCATTGCTTATGAGTACATTAACAATGGTTCTCCCAACTGGGTAATTAACGTCCTGGGTCACAACTCGGGTACCGTATCTGGTAGAAACTGGGATGCCGCTAGCAATTCTGGTGGCGCTTCTGGAACTGCTCATACTGCCAGCGCCTCTGTTCAGTGCTATAACCTTGCTGGTATTCCTCTGACAAGAGTTAATGGAACTCACCACACAACTACTTTTGGTGGTCTTTCTTCTCTGAATAGCCCCCATAAGTATAGATTGAATATCACTGGATTCAAGTCACATAAGACTATCAATGGTGGTGGTGAAAATATTCTTGCTTCTCAAAATGTCCCCTGGGATGTTTTGACACCACAAGTTCAGACTCAAGTACAACCTGGATGCTCTATTGCTGCTAGAGCAAGAGCTACCAGCGGTACTTCCTGTGGTCCTTTCCCAGCTGGTGTTAGCCCTGAGACTTCTTTCCAAGCAGATTCTACCTGGAGAGAAATTACCCTTAACGATATTAACTACTTCCTGTCCCATAAGATTATTGCTTCCAAGCAGAACGAAATCAGCAACATGTCTGGTGGTAAGTCTCTGACCTTGGAATTGAACATGTTCTCGGATGTAAGCCATCTGTCACCAGTCATTGATACCCAGCGCATGAGTGTCACCACGACTGCTAACCTCATCAACTACGCTACTCCTAGTCAGGGTATCGGTGATGAGAACGCCGCTATATACATCACGAGACTTGCTAGACTGGAAAATTCGTCTACAGGTGTTAAGGTTGCTTTGTCTGCTAATACATTTGAATTCTCAGACATCGTTGCTATGTACAAACTCGTTCCCGCTGGTTACACTGGCGATCCAGACGACATCAACTATGAATTCTTCAACACTGATGGTCGTCCCGATAGTGGAAAAATGGTTCCTCAAAATGACCCATTTGTCTGGAATGATTACGAGTACACCCTGAACGACGCGGCTGCTTTCGATGGATTCCAACTTAAGTTGGTACTGAGAAATTATAACCAGCCATACATTCCAAGAGTTAAGGATCTTAGAATTATCGCTCTGGCATAATGGACTTTGATAAAATTGAGGATATAGTGAGACAGCGGGAACAAGAAGTTCTCGCTCGTCGTGATAAAGCTGAGTATGAAAAAAATAGAGATATTAGATCAGAACTTGGATTGATGAAAGTTGAGGGTCACGAAACCTTAGGGCGTGACCCTAAATCCAATGCGATCATTAATACCGATAAGACTGGTTATCAGCAATACATTCAGGCTAGGGAAAAAAATAAACTCAAAGTCTCTGAGACTCAGGAACTGAAGAACGAGATTAACGAGTTGAAAGAAATGCTCAAACTTCTAGTTGAGAAGAACGATAAATAAGAGTGAGCTAAATACTAAAGAGAAAAACCTTAGCGAATGGCATCTGCTGTATCCAATTTATTGATCTATCAAGGTGCCGATTTCACCATCGACTTTTCAGTCGAGAATGATAACGGGACCGAGTTCAATTTGTCAGGGTATTCTGCGGCATGTAAGATTAAGAAGCACTACACAAGTTCTTCTGCGGTCACTGTTACTACCGCAATCATTACACCCGAAACCGCAGGACGCATTCAACTTTCTCTTAATAACTCACAGACAGCAGCAATGAAGTCTGGTCGTTATGTTTATGATGTTGTCATCACCGCACCATCTGGCTTAAAAACTAGAGTGCTTGAAGGTACTGTTAGTGTTCTGGAGGGCGTTACACTCTAATGGCAAGATTAAGATTCGGAGATCAGTCAGTTCCTAGAGTGACCCGCGTTGCCACTGGTGGTGGCGGCGGAACTATTGGCGCACTTGCGGACATTGATTTGACGGACACATCGTTGGGTGGATTACAGGATGGAAGCCTGCTTGTTTATGATTCCAACAAAACAAAATTTATCCCAACAACGGTTCTGAACAACATCACAGTTAACGGAGGCACCTTCTAGTGGCATCGGAAATTCTAATTAAAAGGAGTACAGGCACAGTTGCGCCTGGTACTATTAACTACGGTGAACTTGCCGTAACTGTCGGCGCAGGTACTCAAGGTAACCTGGGCGACCGTCTTTTTGTTGGTGATAATAACTCCGCTGCTCAGGTAGTTGGTGGTAAGTATTTCACCGACCTTCTGGATCAGGTACATGGTACTCTGACCGCATCTAGTGCTGTAATTGTTGACAGCAATCTCAAAGTTGATCAATTCCTGGTTGATAACATTACCCTTGATGGTAATACTATTACCACCAACGTAGTTGATAGCGATCTGATCCTCGGCGCTAACGGTGCTGGTAAGGTTGTCCTGGAAGATGGTCAAGAACTTGAGTTCGGTACATCTGGTGATATCGAACTGGCTTGGAACGACACTACTGGTGATCTAGAGATTCGTAGAGCAGGTGGTAATGCCGCTGCTGCTCTTTTGGTACAAGATGACATTTCCCTGAAGTTTGGTACCAATAATGATGCTCGCGTTTATTACGATGAGGCAACTCTCGATAAACTGCGTTGGGCTGGTGCCGATCAGGAGTTTGACCTTGGCGTTCAAGTAAAGTTTGCCGATAATACTGCTGCTACTTCCCAAACAACTGGCGCTGTTCAAGTTGTTGGTGGTGTGGGTGTTGGTGGTACAGTCTGGGCAAATGGTTTGGCTGTTGATGGTGATGCCACAATTGGTGACACCACCTCTGATAATCTGACTGTAAACTCTGCTACTACCTTCAACGGCAACGTTATCTTCAATGGTACTAGCACTGTTACTGGTAACACCTCTCAGTCTGGTTACATTGATATTGACCAACTGAGACTTGATGGTAACGCTCTGTCTACCACCTCTGGTACAGAACTGATCATTGACCCCTTCCCCGCTGGTGGTGATGCTGAGGGTCTGGTTATCATCAAAGGTGACCTCCAGATCGACGGTACTACAACTACTGTTAACTCGGCTTCTATGTCGGTTAACGATCCTACCATTGAACTGGGTGATCCCACTACTGTACTGACAGCAACCACTACTGCTCTGTCTGGTGCTACTACTATTGAAGTAGATAAAGTAGATGGTATTGCTATCAACGATACTATTTCTGGTGCTGGCATCCCTGCTGCCACCACAATTAGCAATATCTCTTCTGCTGGTGCTCCAACAGTTCACACTCTTACTCTGAGTGCTGCTCTCACCGCAGACTGTAATGCTGGTGAGCAACTGACAGTTGTAAGAGACACTAACGATGCTCTTGATCGTGGTGTTAAACTTCACTACCATGATGGTAGTGCTGCCAAATTTGGCTTCTTTGGTTACGATCGCAGCGGTGGTGCTGACGGTCAAGGCGCTTGGACCTTTATCGAAGATGCTACCGACGTTGGCACCGTATTCGGTGTAAATGGTAATCGCGGTACTGTTGTACTGGGAGATCTGGAACTCGATACTGATCTTGCTGTTCAGTATGGTGGTACTGGTGGTTCTACCTTTACTCAGTATGGTATCATCTACGGTAACGCTGCTAATCCTTTCCAAGTTACAGATGCTGCCAACATGGGAGCACCTGGCACTGGTAGCGATGCTACTACCTCTTACCAAATCCTGACAGTGACCTCTGCTGGGATCCCCGTCTGGACTAACGTCCTCGATGGCGGAACGTTCTAGAATTAAATTAACATGGATGTAAACCTTATTATTGCTACATTACAACGTAAAGTTTCTGAGTTGACCTTGAGTAACATTATGTTGGAAGCGAAAATTCTCGATTTAACTAACCAGTTAAATAGTATTAACCAAGAAAAAAACTCACCAGAGAATGCTATAAATGGCAACGAGGATCAAACTCAAAAGCTCAGTAACACCTCAGGCAGTTCCAACGACTTCTAATATAGAAGATCGTGAAGTTGCCCTAAACATTGCTGACCAAAAATTATACGTCAATGACAATGGTACGATTGTGGAGGTGGCTAACGCCGAACCCAATCCTGCTAGTGTTACTACGGCGATGCTTGCCACGGACATTACAAATGGTCCTGGGCAAACTTGGTTTGTCGCTCTAAATGGTACTGATGTAACCACCTTGGGTGGTGGTGGAGCAAATGGTAAACACCCTGACACTCCATTCTTAACTGTTGCTAAAGCACTGAGCGTGGCTCAGTCTGGTGATGCTATTGAAATTGGTGCTGGTACTTATGTTGAGACCTTCCCTCTAGTTGTCCCTGATGGGGTTCATGTTAGGGGATCTGGAATTCGCCAAACAGAAATTAAACCAACTGGCGGTACAAATGACCTCAACGCTTTCGTCCTCAATGGTGATACCACTATTGAGGATCTTACTGTTCGTGATTTCTTTTATAACAGTACAAACGATACTGGGTATGGTTTTGTATGCGCTAATAACTGGAACTCCAGCAGAAGCGCCTACATCCAAAGAGTAACTATCCTCAATAAGGGTAGTGTAGTTACTGGTTCGGATCCATATGGTTTCCAGCAAGGTGATGCTGGTCGTGGTGCCAAACTGGACGGTTCTATTGCTAGCAGCGCTAATATTGAAGCTGCTGTTCTTTTCAATGAATGTACGTTTATCGTACCCAACTCTATTGGTCTGTATCTGACCAATGGTATTCGCGTAGAGTGGCTTAACGGCTTTATCTACTTTGCTGATGAAGGTATTAAAGGTGTTCAGGGTGCCACAGGTGTATATGGCACTGGTAGAACACGTCTTAGACTTTCTGGTACCTCTGGTACATTCTCGGCTGGTGAATCTATCTACCAGTTGGAAGATCAATTCCAGTCTGGTACATATTCTCGTTCTGGGACTACAGTAACCGTATCTAGAAATGCTCACGGTCTTGTACAAAATGACCGTATTTACGCTGATTTCATTTCTGGTACTGCTACTGATGGTTTCTATCAAATCACCAGTGCTACTACAAATACATTTACTTTCTCTACTGGTGCGTCTGGAACAACCAGTGGTAACGTAACGTATAAAAAAGCCGAAGGTTACGGTTTAATTACCCTTAACGATGGTAACTACATTTACCTGAATGGCAAGGGTGAGGGTCAATTTACAACCACCGTTGAGGGTGGTAAGACCGCTGTACCTAATGCTGACGCTCAGGTAGATAATTCTATCAAGCAGTTTGGTACTGGTTCGCTGTTACTTGATGGTACTGGCGACTACGTTAACTATGCTTCCGAAGCTGACTTCGGTTTCGGTACTGCTAACTTCTGCGTTGAGACTTGGATCTATCCAAATTCTCTTGCTGGCACCCAGACTCTGCTTGACTTTAGAGGATCTGCTGCTGACACTGCTCCAACTCTGAGACTCAATGGTGGTACTGTTGAGTATGCTGTTGGTGGCACAACTCAGATTTCTGGTGGATCTCTTACAACTGGCAACTGGGTACATGTAGCTGTTGCTAGATTTAATGGAGTTACAAAGCTCTTTGTTGCTGGTAACCAAGTAGGTTCCAACTACACTGATACTAATAATTACGGTGCTGAGAAAGGTCTTAAACTCGGTGCTGATTATTCTAATACTGGAAACTACAGCGGTCACTTTGATGAGATCAGACTGAGTAAAGGCACTGCTAGATTTACTGGTAACTTTACTCCTCCTTCTGTTGAGTATGGAACTGATATCTTTACAGTTCTGCTACTCCACTTTAATGCCAATGATGGCTCTACGATCTTCGTAGACTCTGGATCTGCCATTAAGGATATCCGTTCTGACGGCGGCGATTCGGCTACTGGCATTGCTCTGGTTGACTATAACCAGTTTGGTGCTGAACTGAGATCTATTGCTTCGGCAAACGTCTACGGTAATAAGGGTGTTGTTGCTGAAGGCAATGGCGTAAAACTCCTTCTTACTGCTCACAACTTTGCTTATATTGGTGCTGGACAAGACTTTACCAACGACGGATCTCTTGCTGCTCAGAGTAATGAGGTCATTGAACTTAATGGTGGTCGTGTTTTCTACTCTTCTACTGACCAGAAAGGTGACTTCCGTGTAGGTAGCGTCTTTATTGTTGACCAGGAAACTGGTAACGTTAACTTTAGTTCTACCTCTACTTCTCAGGAAGCCGCTAGCATCACCCTGTCTGATGCTACTGGTACTACAAATATCTTCCCAGCGTATATTGAAACTGGGAACCTGCGTCTTGCTGGCAACACAGTCTCCACTACAAGTGGTGATATTATCTTTGACCCTGCTGGTAACCAGGACGTTGTATATAATGCCGAAGCCATCTTTACTGAGGCTGTCTACTTTGATCAACCAAAGGCTGCCAACTTTAAGACTGATGTTGCTGGTAACCTAGGTTTCTATGAAGGTCAAAGTCAAAGACGTGGTGGGTTCAATGGTTATGGTGTACAATCTGACACCAACCTATATCTATCAAAAGAAATTGTTGCTACTGTTAATGTAGACACCCCTGGTGATGGATATGCTGGTGGTGCTACTACAGTTAATGCTGACACTAATCCCCCAGTAGTATGTACTGCTACTCTGTCGCTTGACCTTCAGGATGGTTCTCTGAAGACTGCTACGGTAACCGCTGGTGGTGATAATTATATTTCCGCACCAACCGTTAACTTCAGTGCTCCTCAGGATCCTCAGGGATCTGCTCCATCGGTCACTGCTGTTCTTTACAGCTATGGTGATGTTCAAGCAATCACTGTAGACGACGGCGGCGCAGGGTATACTGCTGCTCCTGGTCTTGTTGTTGATGCTCCTGGCAACTTCTCATTTGATACTGAGACGGAGATTGTCAGTAACGCTATCGTATTGGCTAACCACCCAATGCGTAATGGCACCAGAGTAATCTACAATCAAAACTCTGGATCTCAAAATATTGGTCTTAGTGACGGGACTCTTTATTACGTTGTCAACGTAGTTTCAGATCCTCTCACAGGAGCGGGTGTCAGTTTCCAAGTTTCCGCTACTCAAGGTGGCGGTGCTATTTCTCTGACTCCTTCTACTGCTGGTAACGGCGAAGCTCATCTATTTGATGGTGTACAAGCCACCGCTACTGCTACTGTGTCTGGCGGCGCTATTACTAACGTCACAATCAATGAACCTGGATCTCTGTATGACAGAGGTGCTGGTGTTGCTGTCCAAGAAGATGGATCGCAGTCCCCAACAACTGCTGCGACTCTGACGCTTTATGTTGGATCTCCTGTTGCTAGTTTCATCATCAACAGTAGAGGTGATGGATATAATGCTGCTCCAACTATTAGCTTTACCAATGCTGCTATTGACAGCTATGGTTCTGGTGCTGCTGCTACATCCACTATTGGTTTCCCCCTTGCTCAGATAGAAGATAATGGTATAGTAGTAACTAATCCTGGTGCTGGTTATGCTTTTGCTCCTCAGTATCAACTGAGTGGTGGATCTCCAGTCACGGAAGCCGTTCTTACTCCTATTCTGAATAAAAAGAAAGGAAACATCTCTTCCATTGATATTACTGGATTTGGTGTTTGCTATTCTTCAGCTCCTACTGTAACGTTCTATGGTGGTGCTGGTAACGATGGTAGATTTACTATTAATGTTCAGTCAGTAACAGGTAATATCACTAATGGTGGTAGTGGATATGTTGCTGGCGAATATGCTGATGTAGAACTTGAATATGTTTCTGGTGGCGGTGGGGCTCCTTCTAGTAATGCCACAGCAACTTTTACCGTTAATGGTTGGACTGGCAACATTACCAATGCTGGTTCTGGATATATTGACGGTCAGTATGACGGTCACGTTATGTACAACGTGCCTGCCGCTACTTACACCGTAACTGTAATCTCGAATCCTGGTACACCTCCTCCTGATAATGTATATCAGATTAATGGTGTTACTCAGCAGTCTCTCACATTTGTTGAGGGTAATACCTACAGATTTGATATGTCTGATGCTTCCAACAGTGGTCACCCACTGTCGGTTGGTAGAGAAGATGGTGGAACTCTTTCCACTGACATTGCTGCCGTTTCTTATGGAACAGCAGGAACTGATGGAGCATTTGTTGATATTATCGTTAAGCCAGGTACTGCTGGTGAAGTAGCTGATTATATTTGTACAAACCATGCCAACATGGGTAGTGGCATTACCATTACTACAGGTACTGCTGGTAACTATGGTACTGGACTTTCCGCTGACGTTACCATTTCTGGTGGTCAGATTACCGAAATTAAATCCGATGGGCAGGGTGTTGACTATGCTATAGGTGATACCGTTTCCGTCAATCCATTTGCCATTGATACCAGTGGAGTTGGTACTGGATTTGTTTGGACTCTTGCTGCTAATGATACAACTATCAGTGACGTAAGTAACATTAGCCTTACGGGCGGTCCTTACGAAGTTGGTATGGTTCTGAGTGTTGATAATCAGAACGTTGGTGGATCTGGTTCTAACTTTACATATACAGTAAGCAATGCTGGTTTTGTAAGAGACGTTGAAGTAGTTCAGGGCAGCGAAGGTTATGGATACACCGCAGGTGAAGTCCTGTATCCAAGAATTAATCCCGAAACCGACGGCAATACGTTCCAAATTTCTGTTGGTAGCACTACCACAACAGCTGTTTGGGAATTAACTCATGATGGATCTATTGTAAATCCAGCGTTCAAGGTTGCTGGCGCTAAAGATCCCACCTATGAGCCAGGTACACTCAGTCTGGGTGCTGGTGTTCCTAAGATTGTAATGGAGACTGAGTATGGTCACATTACAACTGATGGTAATCTTACTGTTAAGGGTAACCTGACTCTTGGTGATAATGCTGCCGTTGATACTATCACAGTTGCTGCGTCCACAACTGCTACTGGTGATACGGATCAGACAGGTGACTTCACCTTGACTGGTGATATGACCGTTGATGGTATTTTCACTCAGTCTGGCGGTGCTTCTTTCCTGGAAGAGTTGACTGGCACTATCGCTGATGGTAGTGCTGCTGCTCCTTCTCTGGCTCTCAACACCAGTCCCACGACTGGTATGTTCTGGGCAGACACTGACATCATTGGTCTTGCTCACGCTGGCGTTGAGACTGGTAGAATTGGTCCTTCTACTTATGCTGTTGGAACTAGATTCCAAGTTGGATCAACGGCTCAAACCGCATCACCTCTCCTGGATGTAAATCCAACTACTAACCTTGTAAGAATTGGTAGTTCTGCTACTGGTCTCAGTATTAGTAGCACTGGACTCATTGAAGGTAATGGTACTGCTTCTGATATCGGCATTACCCTTCAACCAAAGGGAACAGGAAATGTAACTATTGTTGGTGGTACTGATAAAGACTTTGTTCTTAATGATGGCACTGCTACGGAACTGTTCAAGGTAGATCTTGACAGTGGAAACGCAGAACTTGCTGGGCACCTTACTTTTGGTGGCAGATTCAGAATTGATGACTTCACACTGTCTAATCAATCTCTGGCTTTGTCTTCCTTTGGGGAACTGGTTTCTCTTGATACCAGTGGCACAGCAACTTTATTTAATAATGGTTCCTATACTAACGTCAACATCACTGCTACGGGTACTGGAAGGGGTACTGGTGGTCAGGTAGACGTTGTTGTTACTGGCGGCACTATCACAAGTGTTACTACTGCTCTTGCTGGAAGTAGAGGTAGAGATTATGTTGCTGGTGATACAATCACAATTGACCCTGCCGTTATCGGTACGGATCCTTCCCAGACAGTTACTATTACTGATGTAAGTGGTAGTGGTATTGACATTAAGCCACAAAACCGCAGAAACGTTAGAGTTGATGGTACTGGTACGTTTATCGTTCCAGTAGGTAGCACAAACGATAGACCATACTCTGACGATCTTTACGTTGGTGGTATCAGATACAACACAACTACCTCTCAGTTTGAAGGTTACAATGGCATTGACTTTGTATCCCTGGGTGGTGTTCGTGACGTTGACCAGGACACCTACATTCTTACAGAAGTAACTCCTGGTTCTGACGAAGATACTTTCCAGTTCTATAACGCTGGTATCAATAGTCTTAGTATTGATCAAAATAGATTTACTCTTAAATCTACTCGCACCATTGATGTTGAAGGTACCCTTTCCATTAATGGTACAACTGGTCTTGACACTTTAGATGTACAACGTAAGGGAACATCTGTTGTCAAGGTAAGAACTACCAAGGATCTTGAAATCACTGGTGGTCTGTACATTAAGAATCAGTTAGCCGCTGGTACCGTTGCCACATTTAATGATGGATCTCTCGGTGCTTCTGCTGGGTCCTTCAATAGCGCTGGTAATGTTTACAGTCCCTCCCAGACATTCAGCGCTATTGGTGGCATCTCTGAGTTCGCTGGTTCTGGTGCTGCTTTCAATGTAATCACAAATGCCAGCGGTGGAATTACAAGTATCACTATTTCCACTGGTGGTATTAACTATGAAGTTGGCGAGATCATCACTATTCCTGGTGGTCTTCTTGGTGGCGCTGTTGGTACTGATGTTACCTTCACAGTTGCCACAATTAGCAATCCAGATACCGCACACGGTAAGATTAGTGCTATCCAAAGTGAACTTCGCTTTAACCTTAATGGTGATAAGCAGTTCCTTAATCTGGATTCCAATCAAGCGGATGCTAGACTGAAGGTAAATAGAGCATACGCAACTGGTGGCGTTGACTATCTAACCGTACTCGATTCTACGGCTTCTTTTGTAGAACTTAATGATGCCAGAGTTGAAGGTGGTGAAATTACTTCCTTCTCCACAACCGTAACTATCACCCAGTTTGAGAAGACTCAGTATAAGGGTGCTAAGACTTTAATCACTCTTGAGAGTGATGACGGTAAGGTACACATGTTTGAAGTAACAACTGTGTGTGCCGCTAGCGGTACAGTAGCACATGCTACGGTCACAAACTCCATTACATCTGATAATGATTTGATGGATGCTTCCGTCTCGGTTGCTGGCAATAACGTCCAAATTTCCTTGGCTAAATCGTCGCAGGCAACCTCTTCTTCAACCTTTACTGGTAGATTCACTACCACTAAAGTCAAAGTATAAATAACGAAAGGTAACCTAAAAAAATGGCGATTAAGAACTTTTCATCGGTAGGGGGGTTTGCCGTAGGTTCGACCGAGGTGCTTAACACCGAGTTCGAGCTTAAAAACATCTCAGCCATCCATATGGTTAGTGATAATTTTAGCGATGCTTCAAACGATTTGTACATTGCTAAAAGAACTACAGACCCCGCGAATACGGTTCTTCGCCTTAGCCTTGACGGAAGTACAAATATTGCTACCAATACTCCTTCCCTTGGTCATAATAGTGTAGCCTTTATTAAGGCTAAAATTTTCGGACAGGAAGCAAACGACAATACCTACATCCTTGCGGGTATTGACGAATCTGTAGTAACTGTTGATGCTAGTGGAGTTCCAACCCTTCAGGGTAGTTACAAGACGGTTATCCACGAACACCTTCCTGGAATCGAAACCTGGGACTACACTCCTGTTGCTTTCCAAATTGGGGCAGCAGCTTTCTTTAGTTATGATGTTGAGACGGTAACTAATACCTCTACTGTAAAATGGCTTGCGATGATTGAAATCACAAATGTAACATCAGCATAAATTTCGGAGTATCCTTAGATGAGCTTACGCCTTAATTCTTCACAACAGAGACTTGAAGGTAGTGGTCTAGTCCCACAGGGTCCCTGGACTTCCGCCACTTATGGTAGAGCTAATGGTATCGTCACTGTTACTTCGATTGCTCATAGATTAAATGATCAGGATAGAATCTACATTAAGTTTGGCGAAGACGCCCTTCTTAGAACTATCCCAGATGGTCAGCACCTCATCAATGTAATTGATGATGATACCTTTACCATTCTTGGCACTGGTCAGAATTTCATTGAGGCGGCTACAGCTTGCTCTTATCGTCTGGTAAGATCCTTTGTTCTTAACGCCACTGACTCCATGGCGTTCACCGTTGGTACTGGTGCCAACGAAGATGATGCTCTGTTCATCAACAAAGGTCCTACTGGAAATATTCGTGTTGGTATTAACAACACCAACCCTGAGTTTGACCTCGACGTTGAAGGTCAGATCAGAACTACTCGATCCATCATTTCTGATACAGCGCAAATCAGAAACCTGGATGTTACCAACGAGTTTGTAACCAAGGGTCTGGATCTGCGTGGTCCTAACCTTATTAACTTTGAGGAAACTGATCCTACCGCAGATGACTTCGGTACGATCTACTATCCTACTGCTGACAACCCTCCACGTCAGACACAGAATAATAGAATTGCTACAACCAAGTTCGTATATGACGTTGCTACTGCCGATAACGGCGGTCGTGTATACGTATCTTCGGTTCCTGGTATCGGTGACGACGATAACGATGGTCGTTCCGCTGCTAAGCCAGTTCGTACTATTAAGAAGGCAGCACAGATTGCCTACTCCCTCCAGCAGGACACTGAAGTACCTGAGTACGTGTCCATCATCTGTTCTGGTGGTGACTATATTGAAGACAACCCGATCTCTCTGCCTTATAACTGCTCACTGATCGGTGATAACCTCCGTCGTGTTATCCTGCGTCCTCTGAACCAGGATCGCCACATGATCAAAGCGTCTAACGAGACGTATGCTGCTGGCGTTGTATTCAGAGACCACCTTGACAATACAGGATCTCCCGACTGGACCTGGAAGTACGCTTACGTATTTGACGACAAACAGCGTCTCTACTACGAACCTGATCTTGAGCCATTCTCGTTCTCTCCTGGTCTTGGCAACCAAGGTCGTAACATTTTTGCTATTACCTTTGAGAACCACACTGGTGATAACACCACACTTCTTGTAGGTTATGCCGTTGAGGGTGGTTCGTCCTCCTCCAGAGGTATCATTGAATCTGTAGTATTCACTGGTCCTACTGCCTCTCCATATTCTTCTGGTACTATTCAGGTACTGATGAGTGATGACCAGTCAACATTCCTGTTGGCTGAAAAACTGTACTATGCTGACATCTACGCCAACATCGTTAAGACAGGTGCTTCTCCATCTGACTCCCTTGACGTTTCTGACCGAGAATCGCAGAGACCTGAAACTGAAGTTATTAAGCACCAGAGATATCAGCACGTTGTCAGTTCTGAAACTGAGATTCTGCGCTTTGATGGTAGAGATCTTACTAATGTTATTGATACCACTGACAACAGGATTACAATCCCACTTCATAGATTGTACACTGGCGCCAAGGTAATCTATCAAGTTCAGAATGAAGACGGTGCTGCGGTTGAGGGTCTGACTAATAACACCACTTATTTTGTTCGTGTTATTAATGAGAATACTATCGAGTTGTATGACACTTGGCTGGATGCCACAAGTCTCCAGACTACAACTGGTATTAGAAACCTGAGTGACGAAGGTGCTGGTGATGAACATACTCTGTTCACCAGTAGAGTTTCTATAAATGATGACACCATTTACTTCCCGAACCATGGTCTCTTTACGGGCAATGGTGTCTATTATCGTGCTTCTAAAGCAGGTGGTATTGGTGGTCTTAATGACAACTCCCTGATCTTTGTCTATAGAGTAGACAGCCATCACTTTAAGTTGGCTAATACTCAGGCAGATGCTACCAATAAGAACATTGCTGGTGAAGATGCTCCAGTAATTCTGCCCCTGACTAGCGAGGGTATTGGATATCAGCGTTTTGAGAAAGCGCTCAATGTTGTTGACATTGCTTCTGTAACCACTGATGTTGCCACTCAGCAAGAGTATAATGGCATCATCTTTGAAGTAACTGGTGCTTCCAGAGTTATTGAGGGTATTAACTTCGTTGGACACGACTATGAAGTCGGTCAGGAAGTTCATATCTATGGTATGCCATATACCGCACTGAGCTTTGGTTCTGGTGCTAGCGCTACCTATACTCAAACTGCTAATCAAATTACTGTTACCGTTTCTAATACGGACCCAACAGTAATGAACGTTCTTTGGCCAAACCTCAAGACCTTGGGTCCTGTGGGTGGCAAGGGCGTTGGCGTACGCATGGTCTTTGACGATGCTGGAAACACTGGTCACATTAATAAGTCTTTCCATATTGCGACGTATCAAGATGGTACGTTGGCTCAAACCCAGTCCGACTTCGGTGCCTATCTGGGCAGCCCATCTAACTTGGGTGCTGGTGTTGCTAGATATAATTCTTCTACAAATGAAGTTTACTTTGTCCTGAGAGCTGTAGACAGTGCTACTAGAAGTGGTAGCGTTACGGTATTTGATAACCTTGGCGATTTCAACGGTCGTAAGTACGTCACTCATCGTATTGAGCGTGCTGACGGTTACTCGCTGAAATTTGTAACTAGAGGTTCTTGCTCAAGACTCGCTGTAGCTCTGGATCCTAGTGGTGACCAGCAAGTTTGCTCGGCTACTAACTATGCCCTGATGTCGCTGAGAAACTCTCCTTATGCGTTTGATAAGGTAGAGTTTGGTGCTAGCATCCAAGAGTCTGCTAAGCAGAGAGATGCTGCTGAGACGATCAACAATAACCTTAACTTTATTGCTGAGGAATCTTATGCTTATGTTAAGTCTCAGTACAATGCTGGCACTAACACAAGCTTCTCCAGAACTGGTTCTTACACTTGCGTTGGCAATGTAATGACGGTTGTGGCTCCTAGGGGTCATGGCGTATTTGCTAAGAGCTCGTACGCTTTCAACTTCAGTGGTGCTACTCAAGATGGTGCTTACATTGTTGATGACTGTGTTGATCACAGAATCTTCACAATCATTCTGCCTTCCGCTAGCACAGATTCTGGTACAGTAACTATCACTGTACCTGCTCCTTGGCAGACACCAAACTCTGTACCTCCCGTAGATAGAAACGGTGATGGTACTTCTATGATCTTGGCTAACAAGCAACTGATTGCTCAAGAAGCAGTTGCTCGTATGCTTCTGAATAATCCAACGTTCAGTATCCCAACTGGAAACCAGGCATGTATTGATGACGCTATTGACTTCTTGGAAGCAATGGCATACAACCTTGCCTATGGCGGTAACGATCAGGTATATGATGCTGCCAAGTATTATGTTCAAGGTGCTCACGTTGTAGGTGAGGAAGATGAATCGGTAGAGGTCTTTGAACAGGCTAGAGACCTTGCCATTCAGGCAATGCGTAACGAGACCATTTCTATTCAAGGTAGCCATGGTCTAACTCAGATTAAGGACTTCACCATTAGTCCAGACTCTGCTCAGTCTGGCGTCGGTGATCGCTTCGGTGATGCTCGTAATCTGATCTATAAGAATAAGCAATTCATTGCTGAAATCGCCGTCGGTAGAATGATGGCGAATATTCCTTATGAGATTGTGGACTCCAGACACATGGATGCCCACGATCTGATTATTGCTAACGTTGATTTCATTGCTGCTGAGGCATATGAAGTTGAGTTGGCTGCTGATCCAACACTGACCACACCAACAGGTGATCCCCAAGATTGTATTGATGACGTTGCTGATGTTCTGAGAGCAATTGCTTTTAACGTCCAGCATGGTAGCAACAACCAAGTCTGGGATGCTGCTAATCTTTATGTTGGTACTCCTCACCTTGATGGAGAGGAAGCAAAGTCTATCGCTATCATGAACCATGCGAGAGACATTGCTAAACTGGTCATCACTAACAGAACCCATACTAAACTGGGTAGTCATGATTTCGATCAGGTATTTGACACTACAATTACCCACGATCAATCTGCTGCTGGTGGTGCTTATAGTGCTGCTGATTGTGCTAACGTACAGTCCACTATTGATACTCTCTTTGGTATCGTCACTGATGCCATTCAGAATGACACCCTGGCTGGTGTCACTAAGACAACTCCTGCTCCTTTCTCTGTTCCAACTGGAAACCAGGCATGTATCGATGACATCATCAATATCCTGGAAGTAACTTCTTGGAACACTGCGATGGGTGGTAATGACTTCACCTATGATGCTGCCCAACTGTATATTTCTGGTGCTCATGTTGCTGGTGAAGAAAATCATTCTATCTACGCATTCCGCCAAGCCAGAGATATTGCGATTGAGTGTTTCCAAAACGAACTTGTTTCCGTTGGTGGATACACTAACCTGACTCAGTATAGAGATCTGACCATTACTCAAGATACTGGTCTACCTATCTGTGCCAATGTCATCGCAGCATTTACTGCTTTAATGAATATTGTTGAGGTTGCTGTTGATACCAATAGCCTCTCGACTGTCACTAGAACTCTTTCTTACGCAAACCGCTGTTCTGATACAGCAGCTGCTATCACATCGCTGACCGCTATTGTTACTGATGCTATCGGTAGCACAGGTTCTCCTGGTAACCTGAATGGTGTTACCAGAACCTATCCAGTTGGAGATCAGCAGTGTATCGATGACGTATATCACGTACTCCGTTCTTGGATGTACGATATGCGTTATGGCGGTAACTCCAAGACTATTGAAGCCGCACAGAAATACCTTCAGGGTACTAGCATCAATTATGTTACCAATGAGGTACCTCAGACTCGTGAGGTATACGAAAAGGCGAAGGATATGTCGATCCTTGCCATTCGCAACCAACTTCCTCAAGGTAATTTCTCTCAGATTGCTCCATTCCACAACGCATCTACTACAGTTGATAGCAACCAACCTGAGTGTGGTGCTTCCATCAACTTCCTGACAGGTCTGTATACAATCCTGGATGATGCGCTTACAACTGCTGGCACATCACTCTCTAGCGTAACTCTTACCGAGCCAAGCTCCTTGCTGAGAGATGATAGCGGTCTTAAGAGAGTTCCAATGCTCTCTGACAACCTTGACCTTCCTGTCATTGAGGCATCTCCTTACATCCAGAACGCATCGCTGATTTCGTTCTTGGGTGCGTCTGGTGCTGAAATTGATGGTGCTAAGGTTGCTACTCCAAACGTTCCCCGTCCTGGTGTATTCCTCGATGGTAACGGTGTTGAGCGTCCTACTTTCCCACCTCAGGGTAAGTCGATGGTTGCCAACGCCTTCACGATCATTTCGGTCAACGGTGGTGTTGGATATAACATTCTGAACGATGGTTACACCCAGTTGGTGTCGGTCTTCGTCATCTTTGGTGGTGACGGTGTTATCGTACAGTCTGGTGGTTACGCTTCTCTGACTAACTCTGCTTCTAACTTTGGTACTCGTGCTCTGAAGGCAACTGGTTACCGTTCTGAGGCTTATGAGTTTGACGTTGGTACTGTAACTCAGGTTAGAAACCAGACAGATAATAACGGTGCTCAGACTGGTCGTCAGATCATTGAGGTTGGTGGTCCTATGACCAACTTCCCCGTTGAAGATTATATCATCAAGTTTGATGGATTTGTAAATAGCGATCCATCCAAGGAATACTTTATTCTCGGCACCGAGAAACTGTCGGGTTCTATTGGTACCCAGATCACCGCTAACATCACTACTAACGATGGTCTCGGTCTCGATCTGATCAGAACTTCTGACGGTACAAACGTATCGTTCCAGAACGGTAACCTGGATCTGCTGAACAATGCGGTCATCAGACTCCACAGACCTTCGGTATGTAACTCCTCCTCCCACACTTGGGAATATGTTGGCGCTGGTGACACCTATAACGCTCTGCCTCAGAACGGTGGTGTTGGTATTCCTGCTAACGAAGCTGTTGAGGAAGCATACGGTCAGGTCTACACCTCTGGTACTAACGAGTTTGGTGACTTCAAGGTTGGTGACTTTGTTACCATCTTCAACAGAACTGGTAGTATCAGCTTCGTTGGTACTGTTAGTATCTCCGAACTGTCTTCGATTAAGATCGTTGGTGGCTCTATCACCGTTACTGGATTCTCCGATAGTGATGAACTGGGTGGTGCTTTTGCTTCTGACTCCTTGCTGCCTACACAGGCTGCTGTTAAGGACTACATCACCAACAAACTTGGTCCTTATCTGAACCAGCCATACTCAACTAACGCTGTTCCTAGCGCTCTGGTTCAGTTGACTACTAGCGGTAAGATCAACATTGAACAGATCCCCGCTCTGCGTCCTTTCAATATCACATCGGTTACATCTACCGCTGAGCGTCTCGCGATTGAAGATGCCAGCGCTGGTGACATTGCTATTGAAACAACTTCGACTTCTTTCCAAATTGCTCCATCTAGCGTCGATATTGTCAACAACGTCATCACCATTCCATCTCACGGTTTGAATACTGGTGACATTCTGACATATTTCCAAGGTACCTCTAACATCGGTAACCTGGCTGATGGTGCGAACTACTATGTAATTCAACATGCCGTTGGTGCTAACACCACCGACTACATTAAGCTTGCTACATCACTTGCTGATGCTCAGGCAGGCACAGAAAGAAACCTGACATCTCAAGGTACTGGTACTCATGTTTTGCGTACAGAGGGTGCTGCCATCTCCTACATCCTGGAGAATGACCTTGATACGATGTTTGCTGCGTTTACTCCAAACAGTCAGTACGTATTCAACAACAACAGTCTGCTTGTTGGATCTCAGACCACTGCTCAGGTAATCGTCACCAACTACGAAGGTGGTGTTGTAAGAGACATTCTGATCGATGATCCTGGTTCTGGATACGCTACTGCCCCTGGTATCACCATCGGTGCTCCTCCAAGTGGTGTTCAAGCGACCGCTACTTGTACCATCACTAATGGTCAAGTAGCATCTATCACGATTACCAATCCTGGTAGTGGTTACTACACCGCACCTACAGTGTCCTTCACTGGCGCTCCTACTGGTGGTACAACTGCTACTGCTCAGGGTAATGCCGCTAGAATCGAAGCCAGACTTTATGTCGATCTCGCTAACAATATCAAACTCTCTGATATTGACTTCCTTCTCGATGAAGCAAACGTAACTGTAGCAAGTGGTGTCTATACCCACGATACCTTCGATATCACAATTACTGAAACCAATCACGGATTTAGTCAAGGTGATACCGTTTATCTTGAGTTCACCTCTGGTTCTTCTACCAGTGGATTCTACGCTATTGACACCATTGTCAACGCAAATGAATATACAGTTGTTGCTCAGACAGCACTTCTGACTTCTGGTAACTACAACAGAAAGAGAATTGTTGATCTTACCAGAGTTGTCAATACCTCTGCTAGCAACGCTCAAAACTGGACTCAGTTGTCCTCCACTAACATTGATGCTTCTAACATCGTTGCTGGTGTTATTGACCCACAGCGCTTGGCTGATACTGGCGTCGCTAACTCGTTCACCTTCCTTAGAGGTGATGCTTCCTTCCAGTATGCTGTTCAGTCGATTAAATTTACTACAGATGATGTTCTGGTTGGAGAATCTTCAATTCAGGATAATAGCTATATTGAAAGAGTTGATATCATTAACCCTGGTTCTGGATATACCGTTGGTACATACCAGAACATTCCAATGGTCGGTGGTAATGTTCAAATCTCTGATGCTGGGGTCGCCCGTGCGACATATACAGTCTCTGACGTTGTAACTGGCGGTATCGTTGACAGCGTAAGTAATCTCAACTTTGTTCCTGGATCATATACTCCTAACTCCACATTTGATGTAGGCGCGTCCAACACTGATGGTGCTGGTCTTGGTGTTCAGATTAGATTCCTCACTGATTCCGTCGGTGACATTTCGGTTGACATCATCCTGGATGGTGGTTCTGGTTACAGTGGTGGTGACACTCTTGAATTTGATGGTCCACTCTTCGGTGGTACTGTTCAGCAGGGTGTAACCTTAAGTGTATCTACTCTGACTTCTAGCACAACATTTGGTGCTATCTCCAGTGTTTCTGTTGTTACTCCTGGTACTGGATATAACTCAGACTTTACTCTGACTGTTCCTAGCGAACTGGGTCAGCCAGCTGTAGCAGGTAGTTTGACTGCTGTTAAGGGTACACTTTCTCGTTACTACGGTAACACTTCGATTGACCTTCTCAAGGCAAACAACCTTACCCCAACAACTCTTCAGGCTGGTGGTTCGGTCTTTGGTAACTATGGTATCGCCAAGTTCCGTAAGCCCGCTGCTGAGCAAGCACTGGCTAACCAAGACCTCGGCGGTTTCGTTATTACCACTAATGGTGAAGTTACCATTGACCAGGGTCCTGGTTCTAAACTGAACGCTGATAAACTGGATGGTAACGAAGGTTCCTTCTATCAGAATGCCACTAACCTCACTGAGGGTATCCTTGATCCTCAGCGTCTGGCAAACACCACCTACAACATCTCGATCTCTGGTACAGCAGACTACTCGAACACTCTGTTCTGTGAGACCACTGCTCCATCTTCTGCTAACGCTTCCCTGGTTAGTGCTGCTAACGTAGGTACTCAGCTTGCTCTGAGATCCAACTCCGTAACTGGTATTCCTACCGATGCGGGTGGTACCAGAGCGGGTATCATGACCTTCCGTCGCTCCGCAACTGGTAACTCTGTTGCTCAGTTGGCTTTCTCCGCTACTGACAACCTGTACCTCAGAGGTAACTCTGACACTGGTACCGTTTACGGTCAGTGGGCGAAGGTCTGGCATTCTGAGAATGATGGTGCTCCTGATCCTAACGATCCTCGTCGTGGCACTCTCCCTGGTCCAGACGCTGATTACCTTGACGGTAAGCAAGGTCTCTGGTTCCAGTCTGGTTACAACATTAATGACCAGAGAACAAGTGGTGTCATTGGTGACACTGCTCTGCCCGAACTCCTGGGTCGCAATAAGTATTTTGCTGACAACCTCTATCTGGTTGCTTCCAGCGAAACTTATGAACTCTATATCCCTGACTACTTCGCTTCTACTGGTACTGCTCCTATTGGCAACTTGTCCAACAACGGAGTCTATACTATCTACTCCGATGAAGCCGCTGTCAACAACATCGGTACAATTACCGTTCTTGCTAATGGTATCACTGAAGTAAATGATTCAACTACTGGATCTGTCTACACGTTGGTCAGAGGTACAATTAACTTTGTTGGTGCCTTTACCAATAAAGATATCAAGGTCTTTGGTCCCAACCCTGGTACCAAGTGGACTGTAACTTCTTCCAATCTCCTGACCACTGGCGCAAGTCAAGTGTTTGCTATGAGCAACACCGCTAACGGTGCTTTGCTTGAGATCGGTAGAACTAACGTTGTTGCCACCCCAACTATTGATTTTAGATCTGGCGCTCTGGCTGCTGACTATGATGTAAGATTTGAAGTCAGTGGCGGTACCGCACAGGATGGTCAAGGTGTTCTCGAACTCAAGACCAGTTCCTTTACTCTGAACGGCAACACTGTATGGCACTCTGGTAATGACGGTGCTACCTCTCAGTTGGACGCACACTATGTTGATGGTTACATCCAGAGCGCTACTAACACTGCCAATGCTCTGGTTCGTAGAGACGCTAGCAGCAACATCTTTGTTTCGGACATCACCGCTGACCAGGGTATCTTCGCCAACACTGGTGAATCGATCCTTCAACTTGCTGATGGCAACGGTATCAACCTTGGTAAGGCAGGCACTAACAACCTGTCCATCAGAGGTAGACAGGACACCAACTCTGGTTACGTCCAGTTTGGTAATGATGGTAAGAGCCTTGGATTCAATGGAACTCATCTGTCTTACGGCACAATCTACTTCCGTAATGATAGAATTGGTATTGGTGACAGTGACCCAGCTCAAAGTCTGACTTCTACTGGTAATGCCGTCTTCGGTACTACAAGTAGATCTGCTAACACCTTTGTCCGCGCACTCGCAGGCGATAGCAACCAGGCAGGTTTTGAAGCATACGGTAACAGCCAAGGTACTGGTTACCTGTTCGTAGGTCAGGACAGCGCCTATGGTGGTGGTATTGCCTACAACGGTGATAACTCACCTGCTTCGTTCGGTTCTGAACAGGGTGACGACATCACCTTCTACAGAAGAGATAACGGTACTGACACTCGTGTCATGAAGTACCGCTACAACGATTCTACTGTACACTTCTTCGGTCAGATTCGTTCCCGCGTTGCTACTGGTACTGCTCCAGTGAGCACTGACTCTACTACAGTATGTACTAATCTGAATGCTGACCTGCTGGATGGTTATCAGGCAAACAACCTGCCTTACCTGTCTAGCCAAGTCAATACCTGGATCAACGATGCTGGTGGTCAACCAAGATTCTACTTCAGCAACAACTCTCATACATACTTCAGAACTGGCAATGACTTCTTCTTCAGAAATGATTCTGACAATACCTTTGCTTCTTGGGATCAAGGCGGTAGATGCCACTTCCACGAACCAGGCAGCAACAGTATTCAGTCTAGCTACAGAGTTCAGATTACTGGCGATAATGGTCTTAACATTAACGCTTCTGAAGGTCTGTCCAGTGGTCAGAAGTCTACGGTTCTTAGAGCAAGTGGAGACAAGCAGTATCTTGACTCCTATGGTATCATTAAGAGAAACCGTAACAACATTGGGGAGAGCATCACCATCAACAATGGTGACTCCTGTGGATCCTTTGGTCCTATCACTATAAATAGTGGCGTGACCATTCAAGTCGCCTCAGGCGGTGCCTGGGTAATTCTCTAAGTAAATCTATGAGTAGGTTATACGTAAATAACATCCGCTCTTATAGCGGAAGTACCATTACAATCCCTGCTACCACTGCCCTCTCTCTTGGTGGAGCCAAGATTGATGAGAACTCTGTTCTGCCCAGTGCTTCTGGGCAGGCAAACAGAGCAGTTGGTAGTGATGGATCGTCCGTGGTATATGACACTTACGGTGCTCAAAGTATCCAAGTTTTCCAGAGTTCTGGTACCTACACTAAAGGCGCTGGCGTAAATACGGTCCTAGTTAGACTCGTAGGCGGCGGTGGCGGTGGTTCAGGTCATGCTGAATCTGGTGGTGCTGGTGGATACGCCGAAAGAGTTTGTGATGTGTCTGGAGTAAATACTGTATCCGTTGTCGTTGGACAGGGTGGTGCGGGGACTTATTACTCTGGCAGATCTAGCCAGGGTGGTTCTACTTCTTTTGGTTCATTTTGTTCTGCTACTGGTGGCGATGGTGCTAACCAGTCATTCCAACATGCTGGTGGACTGGGTGGCATTGGTGCTGGTGGTGATGTCAATATGTACGGAGGTGGTGGATCTGCTCATGGTAGATACAACGGAGCAGGTGGTTATTCCTTCTTCGGTGGTTGCGCTGCCAGAGGACATCCCCGTGGTGGAGACTATTCGAGAAACCACCAAGCCAGGTGTGCTCCTGGATCGGGTGGCGCTAATGGCTGGTTCCGTTCCTACCTCGGACCAGATGGTAAACACGGTATGGTAGTAATCTGGGAATTCAAGTAAACAATGTCTATTCTTAAGGTCAATGAATTGAGAGCCCAGTCGGGCAGTAACGTAACCATTCAAAGTGGTTATAGTCTTCGACTGGGCACTAAGACACTGGATGCTTCTAGTGTCATGCCTTCTCCAGCTGGTCAAAATGGTAAAATCTTGACCAGTAACGGGTCTACTAGATCATGGACTGAACATGGTGCCGTATCGATGCAGGTATGGACATCCAACGGAACTTGGAGTAGACCTTCTGGTGTAAAGAGAATTCTTGTTAGACTTTCTGGTGCTGGCGGTGCTGGTTCGGGTGTGGGTGAAGCAGGTGGTGCTGGTGGATACGCCGAAGAAATTATCGACGTTACTGGCATTTCTTCTGTTTCTATTACCGTTGGGCAACCTGGATCTTGGGGTGGTACTTTCTACTCTGGCGGTGCTGCTAATGGTGGTACTACTTCTTTCGGCAACTATCTGTCTGCCTCTGGTGGTAACGGTGCCAACCGTAACTACCAGCACTGTGGAGGACTTCCTGGCGTAGGCTCAGGTGGTCAACTTAACATCTATGGTGGTGGTGGATCTGGTCACGAGTATTGGGCTGGATATCCTGGTGGCGGATCTTTCTGGGGCGGAGCAGGTGCTTCTGGTCACCCTCGTGGTGGTCACTATGCTTACAATCACCAATACAGAGCTGCTCCTGGCAGTGGTGGTTCCCCTGGCTATCACACTTCTACTCGTGGTGCTAGAGGTATGGCAGGTATTGTAGTAGTTTGGAACTTCGCATAAACAATGTCTAATATTCGTATCAATGAACTCGACGCTGCGTCGGGAACTACTATTCTTATCCCCGATGGATACAACCTGTCCCTCGGTGGAACTACTCTGAACAAGAACTCTATTCCACCCCCACCAGAAGGTAACGCTGGTAAGTTTCTTGTCAGTGACGGAACTTCTGCGTCGTATAAAAATATCGGTCCCTCTAGTATTCAGACTTTTTATAATAGTTCTACTTGGACTAGACCAGCAGGCATCAACCGTGTCTTGGTTCGTGTCGTAGGTGGTGGCGGTGGTGGATCAGGGCATTCCGAATCGGGCGGCGCAGGCGGCTATTCCGAAGAGGTAATCGATGTCCGTGGAATCTCGTCTGTTACTGTTACTGTGGGCAATGGCTCTCAGAGCGGCACTTATTATTCTGGTAATGGTGGAGGCGGTCAGACATCCTCGTTCGGAAACTACCTTTCTGCGTCGGGCGGTCTTGGTGCTAACCAGTCTTTCCAACATTGCGGTGGTCTTGGTGGTTTGGGCTCTGGTGGCAATCTAAACATCTATGGTGGTGGTGGAATTGGTCACATGAACTACATGGGTCATGGTGGCAGTTCTTTCTTTGGTTGCGGTACCATGAGCGCTCATGGTAACTGGGTACAAGGTACTCGATCTAACCAACTACGTGCTGCTTATGGTGCTGGTGGAACAGCTGGTTATCAGCGTTCTTATCAAGGTGCCAATGGCATGAAGGGCTGCGTTATTGTTATGGAGTTCGTTTAATTCTAAATAGTTACCAAGGAATCTAAAGTAAAATGGCTAAAAGTTGTCTTGTAGATTACAGAGGATTTATTACTGACATCAGAGATGTTGGTGATGAATTTGAAGTATATCAAGGTCCCGATTCTCATATCCGCTGGGTCATTTGTGATGATGACAACGTGGATAATACTTGGGTCCTTTATAACGGAGAGTTTTTCTCTGGAGATCTTCGCCTGGAACGTAACCAGGATATGAAGCGTAAGGTCGCATATGGCTCGATCGAAGAGCAGCTGGATATGATGTACTGGGATCAGGTCAACGGAACGACTACCTGGAAAGATCATATTGCCTCGATCAAAGCAGCAGAGCCTACCCAGTCTATTGCTGATGCCGATCCTGCTTTCTACGCTGATAAGAGAGAGTTTGAAATGGGTACCGAGGATGCTCCTGCTTGGGAATCTCTTCCCGCAGAGAAGCGTCAGAAAGTTACGACCTTTAAGAATGGGACAGTTTATGAAGAGGGCTGGGGTCCTGATCCCGTAACTGGTAAACCTGTTAGAATCTCCTGAGGATATCCATCTAGATTATGATTGATAAAATTTGTATTGTTGGTGGCGGCACCGCTGGATGGATTGCCGCCGCTTCTTTGATTAGATTTTTTCCTGAAAAGCAAATTACTCTAATCGAGTCACCAGACATTCCTACGATTGGTGTCGGAGAATCGACTACCCAATTTTTTAGGGACTGGACTAGAGAGATGTGTCTCTCTGATGTCTGGATGGATGAGTGCGAAGCCACTTATAAGTACAGCGTGAAGTTTAAGAACTTCAGCGAGTATGGTGATTTCCACTATCCATTCTTCCCTGGTAAAGAGCCACCCAACGCAAAGGTTGGACTTCTGGACTGGTTCCTTCATTACCGTGCCACTAACGGTAATCCAGATAAGTCCTTCTGCGAGTGGATGGTTCCTTATTGGAAGATTATCGAAGATAACAAGGTCGTTCCTCGGGACGTTGATTACTTCAGCTATCTAGACAATGCTGGGTATCATATGGATGCTCAGAAGTTTGCTGAGTATCTGCGTCGTGAGTTCTGTGTTCCCCGTGGCGTCAAGCATGTACAGGGCACTGTCACTGAGATTGATCACGACGAGACTGGTATCAAGCGAGTCTACGTTGGTGATACTTTCTACAGCGCTGATCTGTTCATTGACTGTACTGGATTTAAGTCTCTGCTTTTGGGTGAGACCCTGGGTACGGAGTGGGATGAATTCCCCTTCCTGATCAATGATCGTGCCTGGGCAGTTCGCCTCAAGTATAAGGACAAGAAGACAGAGATGCTCAACCATACTCTGTGTACCGCACTGGGTAATGGCTGGGTCTGGCATGTTCCCCTCAGCACTCGCTACGGCACTGGATACAACTTCAGCAGCAAGTTCATCTCGGATGAGGATGCTCTGGAAGAGTTCAAGGCGCACCTAGGCGAGGGATTTGAGGATCGTCAGATCAGTGACTTCCGTTTGATTGAGTGGAAGAACGGCGTCTCCAAGAAGATCTGGAACAAGAACGTTGTTGGTATTGGACTCTCTGCTGGTTTCATTGAGCCACTAGAATCCAATGGACTCATGAGTGCTCACAACTTCGCCATGTATTTGTGTGATGCTTTGTCAGCACATAATGGCAAGGTGAACACGATGATCAAGGATCAGTTCAATCGTCGTTGCCGTCAGAACTTCCAGAACTTTGCTTACTTTGTGGGCAATCACTTCATGCTATCCACCAGGGAAGATACTCCCTACTGGAAGTACATCACTCAGGATATTGATTATCTTAGTGCTCACGTTCAGGATGAGTATCGAGTCTATCCTCAGAACCAGATCTTCCTGGACATGCATGATATGAGCATCTGGAATATGAGTAACCTTGAAGGTAACGCATATCTTGCTGCTGGCTTTAACCAGCATCCAGTGACTTCATGGCACGCTGATTATATGGAAAGGCGGCATAGCCTTGACTTAAGTCAGTGGAGGACGCTAGAATCTGGGTACGAGCTCCACCCCGATACGGTACGGGAGATCGATGAATTCCCCACGCCAGAAGAGTTCTATTACGAACGTGTCTCTGGTGTTGATGTTCCTTACTATATCCATGCGTAAGATTTGTATTGTTGGCGGTGGTAGTTCTGGATGGATGACTGCCGCTGCTTTATCTAAAAGGTTTCCCCAGTGGGATATCACCCTGGTTGAAAGTCAATACTCTAAGCCTCTAGGTGTAGGTGAGTCTACCCTAGGGCATTTTAATCGGTACTTAGATTGTCTAGGTATTGAGGATAAAGACTGGATGCCTTCCTGTAAGGCGACCTATAAAGTATCAATCCAATTTAGTAACTGGAAGAATGAAGGAGATGTCTTTCAGTATCCTTTTGGTGACTTTGATTTCTCTCGTGGTGGATTTTTAGATTGGTATCACCTTCATAACTTCTTCCCAGAACAATTTCCAGACACATCGTTTGCTGAGTTTTATAATCCAATCTCATATCTGGCTTCTGCTAATAAGATGTGTGATCAGGATCAATACATTCCAAACTTCAGCAAACAATGGAATGCGGCTTACCACTTTGATGCTGATCAGTTTGGGCAATGGTTGCGTAAGAACCTTTGCCAGAATGTGACTCACTATTATGGTGACATCAGTGGTGCCTCACTTAATCATAAGGGTGAGATTGCGTACCTGCTCGATGACGAGGGGCACCAGTATCATGCCGATTATTTTATTGACTGTACTGGATTCAAGTCAGCAATCCTAGAGGGATATATGGGAGTTCCCTTCATCTCCTTTGAAGATGATCTTCCTAATGACTCTGCTGTCGCAGCAAGGGTTCCTTACACTAATCGTAGGGAGCAGATGAGCAACACGACAGATGGGTATGCTCTAGGCAATGGATGGGTATGGACTATTCCTACCTGGGATCGTATCGGAACTGGCTATGTTTATTCCTCTAAGTTCTGTTCCCAAGAACAGGCAGAGAAGGAGTTCCGTGATCATGTCAAGTGGGATGGAGAAGTCAAACACATTAAGTTCCGCCACGGTAAGCACAAGTATGGGTGGTGTAAGAATGTTATTGGTATTGGACTATCCTATGGTTTCCTAGAGCCACTAGAATCTACAGGTCTCTTTACTACACACGAGAACATTCTTCGATTGATCGATACCTTTGAAAGAAGGAACGGTAAGATCACTCAGTTGGATATTGATGGTTTTAACCATGCGGTCTCATACGAACTCGAAGCAATGAAAGAGTTCGTGTACATGCATTATTATCTGTCACCTAGAGATGACACTCCTTACTGGAGATATTACACTGAGCGTAGTCCACTGACATATGAGGAGATGTATGATAAAGTGGTAAGGTCACCTAGACTTTATCAAGAGTTCATACATAACTTCAATATCGCAAATGCTCCTAAAGACCTTGGAGGATTGGTTTATATTGCTGCTGGTCTTGGATACCATCCTTTGACTGTTACTGATAGTCTCCACACTAGAAATCGTAGAGAGTATCCACAAGAAGAAATGGAATCTACGGCTAGACAATTTGAAAAGTATAAGATTAGTCTAGAAAGGCACGTTGCTAAACTCCCAAGTCATTATGATTACCTTGTTCAAAACATTTATGGGGTTGATGAAGAAACCCAAAAAACCGCGTGCTAGATTTTTTAGTCTGATTCCTGGGGCGCATACTCTGTACCCTGTGATTAGATCTGAAGAACTGGATCGGGATTGGATTAAGAGTGAGAAGGAAGACTATAGGGAACGGCAAACCAAATGCCCTATGGCTAACATCATGAATGCCATCCCATTCAACCAACCCCATAGTATTGGTAAGTGTCCAGCAATTAACTCGGTGATGCGGACTGGGTACGTTGTTCGTGCTCCAGCTGACTTCAAAGTCCATACCAATGGGGATGGGCATACTATTCTTTTCACTACTACTCCATTCAGTCCTCCTGGTTCTGACTATGTGGTCCTCCACGATAGTGATACCGCCAAGTGGTTGATGGACTCTTCCAAAGATAACGTTATT